ATACCTATACCATTTACTCCTGGTATTCCGTCTGACTTATCTCCGTCAAACATTCTAAATAATAAAAAATTCTTTGGGTGTATTCCGTACTCGTCAAATACTTTGGTTTCGTCATACATTTTTTTCTTAGTAGGTGAATACACCCTTGTGGTCTTGTCGACCAATTGTAAAAAATCTTTGTCTGTTGAGACGATTGTAGTTTTGTTATCTTTGTAAATGTGTTTAGACAAATAACCAATCACATCATCTGCCTCACAATTCTCCATATTCATAATGGATATTGGTAAACACTCTAAGTATTCCACAACACGATTGAGTTGTCGTATCATCATCTTTTTTTCCTCATCACGAGTTAGAGCAGTGTGTGCTCGATTTAAACGATACGACATCTTTCGTCCCATTTTATATTCTGGGAATATCTTTCTACGGCGGTTAGACCCACCTTTACCATCAAACACTATGATAGTTCGAGTAGGTCTAATCATATTTATATTGAACGCTAATGACCTTAAAAAACCAACTATTCCACCAATGTGAATCCCGTCCTCATTGGTAGTCGGTATGGCTGAAAATACTCGTATGAATAAATTCATGCCGTCAATCAACATAACCGAGTCATTAGGTTTGCCTATATCTAAATCGCCGCCAGATTTTTTGATTTCATCTAAGATAGATAAATGTCTTTGGTTAGTCACCAATTACCTCATCTGTAAACTCAACATCATCTATGCCTCGTTTCTCTTTATACTTCAGTATAGATTTTTCACAAATCAACTGATATATATGTTCTCTTAGTTCATCATTTGTTGAGATGATATCTTCCCAATCTTTTGATTGGAATTTAATTTCTTCTCCGTTGTGGTCTACAAGTGTATACCAAGAACCTCCCACCTTTACAAGTTTGTGTTCTTTCATTACACTTAACCAACCACCATAGTTATCAATACCTCTATCAAAATACATATCGTAGTCTGCGTGTCTCAAAGGTGGTCCTAATCTATTCTTGACAATCTGTGCTCTACATTTCATACCCAATACGTTTTTACCTGTATCTTTTATCTGACCCATATTTTTTAATCTAATACGAGTTGAAGCGTGAAATGGTAATGCTTTTCCACCACTTGTTGTCCAAGGGTCTCCGAACATTACTCCGAGTTTTTGTCTTAATTGATTAGTGAATACCAATGCAACATTTTCTCTACCGATAAGTTGAGTAATTTTTCTCATTGCTTTTGATATAATGATTGCTTTTGATGTAGCGTATCCGTCTTTATCGAAGTCCGCATCCATTTCTATTTTAGTAGAAGCTGCTGCTAATGAATCAACCAAGATTGTAACACATCTATCTTTGTCTGATTCTCTAACTTTGGTTACGATTTCTTCAATAGCTTCGAATATTTCTTCTACGGTTTCTAAATGTAAGTATAACATTTTACCTAAGTCTAAACCGATTACTTCCATAAACTCTTGACTAACTGAAGTTTCAGTATCTATATAAACTGCTACTCCGTCTTTCTTTTGAGTTTCTGCAAGTATGTGAGCACCAAGTAGTGATTTACCACTTGATTCTAATCCGTTTATTTCTGTTATACGACCGACTGCGATACCACCATCTGGTCTATTTGATATAGCCAAGTCCAATGTTGAAGAACCCGTTGAAATAAAGTCCTTAATATCGGTTGGGGTGACATCGCTTCCGTCTAAGAAATATGCTACTTTGTTCGTGTCTTTGAATTTTTTATTCAAAGAGTCGGCTAATGTATTAGCCAATACATCATTTACTGACATAGTAGTCTCCTAATTTATGAATTGAATAGTTCGTCAAATGCTTCTGAAGTATCTTTTACTTTTTTAGTTTCCATAGTAGAAGTTTCATTTGCTTTTGCTGGTGTTGATTCCTCTGATGAAGATTCATCACCTGGGTTTAACCATTCGTTCAATACATTAGTCAAGTCATCATAAGATTGTTCTTGGTAAATGTCACGAATATCCTTTTGAGATGACTTTACTTTTTCAAGTATTGCTGGGTCATCTGAAATAGGTGTTTGATTAGGTTTTACTCTAATCTTTGTTGTAGGGAAACTCGCACCACTTTCTTCTGCTGAAATAAATTCAACAACTACATCTCTTCCATTTACTGGGTCTGTAATGTCCCCGTAATCTGGGTCAGCGATGATTGAAAGAAGTTCTTGGTAAACCGTTTTACCGAATCCCCAAAATCTAACACCTTGTGATTCTTCACCTCTAACAACAACTGGTGCAAAGGTTCTCATCTTTGCTTCAAGTTTTTTAGATAATTGATAATCTTCTTTATTACCACTTGCTTTGAGTTTTTGTGCGAACTCTTCAATTGGGTCTGGACGACCAAAACTGATTGGTGATAAATAAGAACGATTGTTCAGATTATAGTGAAAGAATAATTCAATAAAAGGATTGTCTTTATTAAATTCATAAGGTACTACACGGATTTGGGTTTTGCCGGGTTGTGGCTTCCAAAGACTTGATGTACGATTGTTTGTGGTCTGTAATTGACCGAGACGTTTGCGAATTGCATTTAAGTCCATTTTGTATCTCCTATTTGTTATTTGTCATTTGTTAATTTTCACTTACGTGAGTGAAACCTTTATTTTACATATATAAATATAAACCTAATTGAGAAAAATGTAATTTATTTTAAAAAAAAGCCCCATTGTTTTTAAAGTTTGTATAAAAGGTGGAAACTAAAAATCGTTGGGGCTTTAAAATTTTGGAATCTGTTGGGGATGCGAGATTAATGATTACTCACAATTTCCGTCTTGGATTTTTTCATACTCTATACTTTGTATCTATCAGTTACGATAGTTCATCTCAAGGTGGTTATTCCTCATTGATGTGAATACAACTTCTATACAAATGCTTTATCTCTCCAAGTTTAGATTGTTCAGCCATTTAGTAGGATTTCAGTTTTACCCTTACCTACAATAGAGTCATAAGAATCATCTTATGTTTTTTACGGAAATACATTAGACAATATCTGTCGATATAGATAGTTAAAATATTTTCCAACTATCAAGTCACCACAACTTTGTCTGGATTACTTTATGGGCTTCAAATGTCTACCCATTTTTCAGTCAATCCCATAGAAACACCCGTCGGTGTTGCTACTTTCCAATTCCAAATTGTCAAAAAACTAATACTAAAACTACTTAGTATATTTATATATATTAAACAAAAACCTCAAAATGTAATTTATTTTGAGATTTTTTAAATTTTTCTAAGAAGTTTCTCTTTCAGACCAAGAACGAACTTCAGAAACTTTGTTTTCTATTTCAGCTTTCTTGTCAAAGAACTCTTTAAAATCTCCCCACTTCTTTGTATTAGCAAGTCTGGTAGATTTATTAGCCATTGTTTTGATTTTCTTAGATGTCAATGTTTTGTTTTTAAGTAAAGAACTCCTAAGTGCTTCCACATCAAGAGTCATTGTCATCTTATTCTTATGTCATTTTACTTGTCCAACTACTTTTAGTATCATAGTTGAAACTCCTTTCGTTAAATTAAATAAAATAAAAAATTAAAATTTTCGGTAGTAAACATCTAACGGCCACACTCCTAAGAGTAGCATCCACAAGCGTCTTTTCTCACCACCCCTTGACACCCAGTCGGCAACAAACCCCAAGTAATATTTCTAAAACAAGTATCTGATTTGATGTCTATCCAACTGGCATATCGGAACAAACCACACAATGTTTCCAAAGTGATTCTGTTTGTTTTGTTTACCTAACCACCTGTCTTACCGCCGTTAACATCGCCCTCACCGGACACGATAAGATTTCCGTGATGAATTTACTACCAATTTTCAAAAAACTTACATAATAATATAAGAACAAAAAATGAAAAAGTCAAGCTTTTTCTCAACTTTTTTTTCCTACATCAATTATCAAAAAACTTATATACTAATATACAAACATTTTTTGACAATGTCAAGTGTTTTTTTTATTTTTTCCAAGAAGTTGTATCTACGATTTGGTAGATTTTGGTAGGGATTTTCTGTAATCCCATTTCGTTTGTGAGTAATAGTGTATTGGAAAACTCATTCCAATCCACCATATAAGATTTGTCAAGAACTCCTCCGTTCTTTTCTCTGATGACTTCGTTTAGTGCATTGATTGTATACAATGTATTGGATTGTTTTTTTCTGTGTAAAGATATAGTATCGATAATGCTTTCTTCGTAGTCGTATTTGTATTCTATGTTGTATGTGCAGATTAATTGTCCTAAGTCTTTTTCATTTTGAAACACATATACTTTTTCATACAATACATCATTACAAGTGATGATGATATCCAAGGTATCGTTTAATCTTGGTTTAGAAGTAAAGGTGCATAGTAATTGAGTTTTCATTCCAATTCCTTTTGCATTTTATCAATTTTTATTTGAATTTTTTCTTTTTGTTGGTCTGATAAATTAGGGTCTGTTATTCTTTTTTTCTCTATTTCTAATTGTTTTTGATTCAACTCTTTTTCTAACTTTTGTCTTGTTTCATTAACAACTTCATCTCTCTCATTTTCCTCTTTTATCGTAAGAACATCTTGTCCTTGATTACGGAAATGTTCCATCATATATTTTCTTTCAGGCCCTGCAGAAAGTCTATTACTTCTGGCTCTACTTTTACCGCCACCAAATCCGTATCTATTCATCCATTTGTTAAATGGTGACTCATTGAAATCTACATCATCAGAATTATCTGGTAAATCTACACCTTGTTCTTTCCAAGATTTCTTTAACTTTTCGTAGTAGTTTGGGTCAGATTGTATTTGCTGTTTTAATTCTTTTTTGTTTGGGTGCATATAGTTCCAAGACTTCATCATAGCATTTCGTTCATCATTATCAGCTTCATTTATTCTTCGTTCACTAAGAGCAGTAAAATTGCCATTTGAGAATTCATCTTGATAGTGATTCAACAATGCTTTTGACCTTTCATTTTTGAACTGAGTTTCTAACTTTTTAACTTCTTCTGCTTCTTCAGATTGTGCTAATCTTTTTCTCGTTTTATTAAGTAGTTTATCTTCAATCAATGAAGACTTAAATTGATTTACTGGACCCACCATCAAGTCAACATTGTCACTAATGGTATCCAATCTTTTTCTCTCTTCTTCTACACTCGTTCCTTTTCTTTCTGCTTCTTTTTGTGCCGAACTATATGGTATTCTATGGTCTGGCTCACATACACTTAATTTCATATCTACACCGGTCACTACACACTTACCATCATACTTCAGATACTGCCTTATTATTTCTCTTGACCTTTTATATCCTGGTGAATTAGGGTCTAATCCTGGATAGTCTGGATGTCCTTTTTTTAATTTGGTAACCTTTGTTAAGAACGGGTCTACCCCACCACCTTTTGAAATAAATCTAATTAATTGTTCAAATTTCTCTGGACCTAATCTTGACTCTAACATAGTCATAGACTTATCCAATGTTTCATCATTAACCTCTCTAACGACTACATCTGGATGAACATATGGTTCTTCATTAAATTCTTCACCTTTTTCTTCAGCTTCTTTTCTTCTTTTGTCTTGTTCCATTCTTTTTTCTGTGAAGGTTTGTAAATCCTTAACTTGTTGTCTTGTAGGTGTATTACTTCCTGCACCACCTTGAGTTCTTTTTTCATCAACGTTTTCGATAATAAATTCTATATCCTCTAAAACACCTGTATTGATTTTATTTACATCCTCTTGTTGTTCTTCTGAAGGTTTAAATTCTTCTTTTGTGTCAACGGATTTTTTATCATCAGTATCAAAATCTTTTTCGTCAGCGCCTTGTTGTGCTTTTTTAATATCATCTTTGGTTGCATTCTTTTTAACAATGGTTTGAGTTTGTGGTTTGAATTTTTTTACTGGATAAACATTACCACTTTTTTTATTCTTAACGATAGACACTTCATCTAAATTCTTTAATAATTCTACTCGCGCATCAACTGACCAATTATGTTCTTTTAAAATGTCCCATAATTTCATTAAGTGTTGTTCATTGGTTAAATCTGGAATCCCTGTTGAAACTCTATAACTTAACTCGTTGAG